GGCGGCTCGTGGTCGCGCGCGCCGTGGCGCCGGCGGATCAGCCTTCGGCGGTTGTGCGCCAGGCGCCTGCCAATCCCGACAACAACGTGCTCTTCATGCGCTCGAACCTCGAGAAGGGCATCGCGTTCACGCGCTACGTGAAGGCGCTCGCGATGGCAAAGGGCAACCCGATGGGGGCGCTCGCCATCGTCCAGGGCAACAAGAAGTGGCACGACGAGACGCCCCAGGTCGAGAAGGTCCTGATGGCGGCTGTAGTGGCTGGCGACACGACCACGTCCGGGGGGGCAAGCGAGCTCGTCTACAACGAGAACCTGGTGAACGAATTCCTCGAGTTTCTGCGCCCCAGGACGATCATCGGGCGGCTCCCGGACCTCCTGAAGGTCCCGTTCAACGTCCGGTGGGGCTCGCAGACCTCCGGGTCGACGGCGAACTGGGTTGGGCAGGCGAAGCCGATCCCGGTCTCGAAATTGACCACGGGAAGCGGCACGCTCGGCATCGCCAAGGCGGCCGGCCTCGTCGTGTTGACCGAGGAGCTGGTGCGCTCCAGCCAGCCGAGCGCCGAGGTGCTGGTGCGCAACGATCTGGCCAACGCCATCGCGCAGTTCCTCGACCAGCAGTTCATCGCGCCGGACTACGCGGCGGTGGCGAACGTGTCGCCCGCGTCGATCACCAACGGTGTGGTACCGACCGCGGCAACCGGCACGGGTGCGACCAATCTGCGGCAGGACGTCCAGACGCTGTTCGGCGCCTGGATCGCGGCCAACATCGACCCGCGCGGCGGCTGCTGGGTCATGACGCCGACGACGGCGCTCTCCATCAGCCTGATGATCTCGTCGCTCGGGGAGCCGCTCTTCCCGCGCATGACGATCAACGGTGGTGAGTTCATCGGTTTGCCTGCGGTGGTTTCGAACTCCGCCAAGCAGGTCGGCTCGCCGGTGAGCTCCGAGGGCAACCTCCTCGCGCTCTGCCACTGCCCGTCGATCGCGCTCGCCGATGAGGGCGGCCTGGTCGTGGACGCCTCACGCGAGGCGGCCCTCGAGATGCTGGACAACCCGACCAACGACGGATCGACGCCGACGGCAACCTCGATGGTCTCGATGTTCCAGACGGACAGCGTCGCAATTCGCGCGGTGCGATTCATCAACTGGAGCAAGCGGCGCTCCAGCGCCGTGGCGTACATCAAGGACGCGGCCTACGTCGCGACCTGATCCTGACGCCTGAAGTACGGGGCGCGTCCCTCCTCTGGGGCGCGCCCCTTTTTTCGAGGTCAATCGAAAGGGCTAATACATGGCGCTGATCAGAACGGCGAAGATCGCGATGGAATATCCGCAGGGCCACTGGCGTGAGCCGGGCGAGCAGTTCGAAGTCGATTCGCAGCGCGATGCGTTCATCCTGGAGGCACTGGGGCGCGTTGAGGTGCAGCGCGAGGCGGAAGGAGATAATCCAGCATCCAAGCCTGCGAACTCTTTGAAATCGCGCAAAACGTCGCGGTCGTTGGTAGTGAGCGTGTGACGATGAGACGGCTCGCTCGCTCGCTAGTTGGCGCGATCGTCCGGCTGCTCGTGACGATCACGCGCTTCCTAGCCGCGCCGGTGTTCCTGGCGATCGCTACCTTGATCGCCGGCATATCGCTCTGCGTAGCGGGGATTTACGTGCTGTTTGGTCTTGGCTGGTCGCTGATCGTCGGATCAGTCCCGTTCCTCGTTCTCGCGACGATCCTGATCCGCGGACTGCTGCGCTATGGCTGACAATCCTCTTATCGCCGTACTCCGCGCGGGTCTGGCGCGCGCTGTTCGCGCCCGATCATCCGGTTTGACTTCGGTCGGCCCGCAAAGCGGCTGGTTCGGCATCCTCCGCGAGTCCTACGCCGGCGCGTTTTCCCAGAACGTCACGATCGATGCTCCGCGCAACATCCTGGCGTTCTCCGCCGTCTACGCATGTGTGACTCTCATCGCCGGTGACGCGGCCAAGCTGCGTCTGAAGCTCATGGTCGAAGGCGAGGACGGCGTCGGTCGCCCAGTCGTCTCTACCTCGCCGTTCTGGCCCGTCATCCGGAAGCCGAACCATTATCAGAACCGGCTCCAGTTCGTGACTCAGTGGGTCATGAGCAAATTGCTGTACGGAAACACGTACGCGCTGAAGGTCCGCGACGCGCGCGGCATCGTAGTTCGCCTCTACATCCTCGACGCGCAGAAGGTGACGACGCTGGTCGCACCGGACGACGGCGGGGTCTACTACAACCTGTCGGTGGACGGGCTCGCGGGGATCCCTGCGGACGTGACGGTCCCGGGGACGGAGATGATTCACGACATCATGAATCCGCTCTGGCACCCGCTGGTTGGGGTCAGCCCCCTGTATGCGTGCGGCGTCTCGGCGACGATGGGGAACCGCATCCAGGCGAACTCGACGCGCTTCTTCGGCAATGCCTCGCGACCCTCCGGCGCCCTGACTGCCCCAGGCGCGATCTCCGACGAGACCGCGGTGAGACTCAAGAGCGAGTGGCAGGAGAACTTCGGCGGGCAGAACATCGGCAAGCTCGCGGTCCTCGGCGACGGCCTGAAGTACGAGGCCATGACGATCCCGGCGACCGAGGCTCAGCTGCTCGAGCAGTTGGACTGGACTGTTGGCGATGTGGCGCGCGCTTACCACATGCCGCTCTGGAAGATCGGCGGGACGAAGCCGGACGCGACGCCGGTCCAGGTCCTGAACCAGATCTACTACGCCGACTGCCTGCAGGCGATCATCGAGGCGCTCGAGATCTGCCTCGACGAGGGCCTTGGCCTGCCGCCCGGCTACTACACGGAGCTCGACCTCGAGGGCCTGATGCGCATGGACACCGAGGCGCGCTACAAAGCGAAAGGGCAGGCGGTCAAGGACGGTTGGATGAAGCCGGACGAGGCGCGGCGCGGCGAGAACCTGGAGTCCGTCCCGGGAGGCGACACGCCCTATCTTCAGCAACAAAATTTTTCCCTCGCGGCGCTCGCCAAGCGTGACGCGAAGGATGATCCGTTCGCCTCTCGATCGACGGCCCAGGGGCAAACGCCTAGCGCGAATGACGAGACGGTAGCACTAGTGCGCGACTTTGTCAGGGCTCTCGATGCAGTCTGAAAACCTACTCGCCGAGTTAGAGGTTCGTATTGTCGCGCTTGAGGGCGCCATGAGGACAATGCGTGAACTTGCACGCGGCGAGCCGGGGCGCGACGGCAAGGATGGGCGCGACGGGCGCGATGGCAAGTCGATCAGTGTCCAGCGACTGAGCTCTATGTTGCAGTCGGTGGGAGCCTCGATCATACGGCGCTTCGGTGAGGATGGCGATAGAAGCATCGTGCTGAAGGCGCCCGACGTACATGTGGATGTGAAGGCGCCCGATGTGACCGTGGCTGCACCGGAGATCACGCTCGAGGCTCACATGCCGCAGTTGGCGATGCCTGACATCAAGGTGCATGTCGCCGGCGCGGTCGTAAACGTCCCGAAGGAAGCTATCGCTGTCAAGGCGGAAGTTTATGCGCCAAAACCGTGGTCGACCGAGACGACGATCACGGAGCGGGACGACAAGGGCCGCGCGAGTGTCATGGAGACACGCCCCATAGATTGAGGAAGGAACGGGGTTTTCTGTAAAGGAATGAAAACATGCCACTGATCACCGATCCCAGCGACCTGAGCCAAGGTGGCTCAACGACTACTACCGATGCCGTGTGGGAAACGCCTACCGGCAACGAGGTGGAGATTACCAGTATCGGCGCGGGCCTGCCTGCTGTCACGGCGGCGGATTTCATCGAGGTGCGCGATCACAGCAACCCGGCAAACAATGGGCTGTATGTCGAGACGGGCGGCACGCCAAGTACCTCGGCGATGACCGTCACAAAACTCACTGGCACGCTGCCGCCGGCAGCGGCGAGTTCCGAATCCGTAACGATCCTTGGCAAGAACGCCGACAAAAAAAACGTGATGTTTGACACCTCGGCCAAGAATGTCTGGCTGTTGGAGAAGGGCGCGCTCTCGACGGCGGGCGTGACGATGCTGGCGATTCACAGCTTCGCGAAGGAGGCGTGGAAGTCAGACGCTTTCCTGATTGCGGCGGCAGCGTTCCCCATGATCGGTATATCGTTCGCGGCTGGCCAATGGCAGTTCGGTGTGGACCCGTCCGGTAATTACAACGGGTGGAGCCCAGCGGATGACATCACGAGTCCGGTTACGGTGAAGACGCGGCGACTGACCCGTAACGCGGGCTGGGACGAGTTGAGTGCAGCCGGTATCACGCTACGCAAATACTTCAACGTGAGCACCCTTGGCACGTTTGAGGACACAACAAACGACAAGGCGTATTACCGCTTTGGCTCAGACGCGACGAACCTCGCGGCGGCGGCGGACTATGAATTTGCTGGACCGGTGAACGAGCCGGTGATGTACTACAGGGAGTTTGGAAACCCGCCGACCTGCTCATTTCCCACTACCAGCACGATTACGCGGGCGAGCGGTTCATTCGTGGATGATGGCTACCAGGTGGGCGGGCGCGTGACAGTGCGCGGTTCGGCGACGGGCGACCATAACGGGACGTTCGAGCTGACTGCTGTGGCGGCGTTGACGTTGACGGTGACGGGTACACCATTTACGGCGAACGGCGCGGATGCCTTGGCTATGTTGTCGGTGGACAATGCCAACGCATTTACGACATACATTCGGGTTCGGGACGCTGACCCGAACGGCAAGACGTTCCAGCAGGCGAATTTGGCGAATGCTGGTGAGACTGCGGTCAGCTCGAAGATCATCAAGTTCCCGCTGGCCAACGCGACCGATCTTGACATCGACGAGACCGATGCCAATGTCGCAGCCAACGAACCCTACACCGAGATTCGGTTACGGTATTTGCCTGCGGCGTATAACCGCGAGGTAGATAGCGCGACGCCGCGCAACTTCGGCATCATCGTTGATGTCGGAACGTACTCGAAGCACAACGGCGCAAGTAACACCACTACGCTGTTCACTTCTGCCGCGCTGTCGCTGGGCGCGGGTGAGGCACTTGCCGATTACACGGGCGGTAGCCTCATCATCCACGAGGGGACGGACGCTGGCACCCATGTGATCGACGGCGCGCCGGTCGATAACGCAGGGGTGCTGGAGATTACTCTGACGGGGGCGCTGACCGCAACCGAATCGAATCTCTCTTTCACCATGCAGCGGGCTACGCCGATCAGTGCGAGCAAGAACGAGATTTACGAGAAGGTCCATTATTTGCTGAGGCAGGACGCGGATATCGATTCGACCGCAGGTGTGGTGAACGGTCGCACGGCGGACGATCTGGCGGTATTCGTGGGACCGGATCTGAAATTTGGCAGCTACACACCAACCAATCCGAACGGCGGTGGCAGCGGCGTGTTGGTTGAGGGGTTCGATGCCAACGATACCAACAACCTGTTCTTCTTTGACAACAGCGGTACGTCGCGCAACTATCCGTTTGTGGCGGCGGGCACCCTGACGTTCTCCCAGAACCTCGTGGACGACTCGGACGGCGAGTATTGGCTGTTCTACGAGTACACGGCGACCTCCACCAACGCCGACCGCGACTGTATCGGTAACAGCGGCTCGACCTACGATCTAGAGGGCACGCTGCCAAACCTGGCGGCGGACGATTACATCCTGATCTCCGGCTTTGCGCAGGCAGCGAACAATGGCCTGTTCCGCGTTACGGTGGAAAATACGGAATCAGCCGACTACACCGTGGTCAAGGTGGACGGGACGGCGGTTGGTACGACGGAGACGAATCAGAGTGTAACCGTGCGGCAATCCCCGTGGCCGTCACCGCAGGCGGTCATAGTGACGAGCAACCCGTACCCGGGCGGCGCCGGGATCTCGGGTCCAATCAATGCCACGTCAGTAGCATTTGACTTTGACTATGACAACAATGCGCAAGGTGGACGCACGCCGAATACCACCGCAGCAGTGGTGCTGGTGGCCGCTGGGCTGGAATCAGCGCAGGTGGCGGTAGCCACTGGTCTGACCATCACGCGGGCGACTGGTCTTTCCTTCTCCGTGACGGCGGCGACGGAACGCAACTATGCGTAACGCTAATGACCGTTCAGGAACTCATTGATGCGTTGATCGCGCTCGGGCCAGAGCGGGTGTCATCCTCTGTGATTCTCGTAGGGGACGGCGTATTTCGCTTTGAGGCACAGTCTCTAGGCGTTGAGGACGATCAGGTTATTATCAGTTCGACGGGCACGGGTGAGTAGATGCCTGGCGCAATTACAACTGATCTGGTGCTGATTGACGCGGCAGAGGCAACGACGAGCTGGGCGACGGTTGGAACCTGGGGCGCGGCTCCAGCCGCGTCCAGCGATATTTACTTGGAGCAGGCGAACGCCATTAACGCCCGCGCCTCCGCCGCATCAGGTCCGACGGAACGCTATGCGGGCTCGCTAGTTGCCACAGTTTCTAATCTAGACCTGACGACGGCCAACCGACACCTGTATTTTTGGGTCAAGTGCTTCAGTCTTCCGGCGATGAATACACGCGCGAAAGGCGGGATCGGCATTTCGATTTCCTCGGACACCTCGCCCACGCGCACGCCGACTACGG